AGTTTACCCGATTGACGCTGTAGCCTTGCTCGTCCATCCGCCTGATCATGGGGGAACCGATCCCGCCGTTGTCCGCCCACACCATGTTGGAGGCAACCCCAAACCCCCTCAGCTCCCGTATCACCCTGCCCACGGTCCGCATCTCGTCCCTGTCCTTAATGACGATCAGGGGCAAGAGCTGGTTTCCATCCATGATGGCCAGGACCGTCTCATCCACCCCCGCCCCTCCCCAGTCAATGAAGGCCACCCTCTCCATGGGGATATGCCGAGGCGGGTTACGCCTGCAGTCAAAGAGCTTGGACTCTGTCAGGACGGTGGTGCTGTCCCCCTCATCCACAAACTCATTGTAGATCATGCTTCTGACCAGGGGGTGTTCCTTCCCGTAAAGCTCCTCCAGCCTGCTGATGGACTCCGTTGTGATATGGGGGCACTGACCCACGGGGATGGAAAAGGTCCTCCAGAACTTGGCATGCTCCCTGAAGCACTTGGCAAAGAAGCTGTTGGCCGATCCAGTGCTTGAGATGGCCAGCCACCTGTTGGGCTGGGTCCTTTCCCCCGCATGCCAGATCTCGGCAGGGATACTCTTGGCCTCGTCATAGATGAGCATCAGGTTCCCCTTCCCCTCGGTGGTGCTTCCCTCCGTGGAGTGCCACCCCTCCATCCGCCCAGGCTCATCGGTGGTGAAGGCCACCGCCCTGCCGTTGATGGGGCTTATGAGTTCGTTGGAGTTGACCGTCCAACCCTTCAGCTTGCTGGCATACTTGTGAACCGTGGCAAAGAGACCCGACTTGATCTGCCTACCCACATTGGAGGTCACGATCACATAGCTGTTGGGGAACACGGCGCAGTGCCAGATAATAGCTGGGACGACCAGGAAGCTGGATTTACCCGACCCATTGGGTGCCCTGACCGCAACCCTCCCTCCCCTGTCCAGGGCATCCATGACCTGGATCTGCCACGGGTACAGGGTCCTCATGTCCAGTATGGTGCTGGAGAAACCAGCCAGGGTTGACAGGAACTTGAGCTTGTCCTGGTCGTTCACGCTGGATGGCCCGTATTCTGCTTTATAGCCGTTTGCAGACGCTTTTGCTCGAGCTTGGCTCTCCTACGCCTTTTACGGGCCTGGACCCGTCTTTTGACCCTGTAGAGGAAGGCGTAGTCAGGATCGGACTTGAGTTTGTTTTTAAGCCAGCGGCGGGTCTTGGCGTAGAACTGGAGCTTATAGGACTCGTCTGAATGGAGCCTGGCTTTGTGGGTAAGGTAGTCCCAGGGCATATGGTTTTTAGGTACCCCCGTGTAGCCGATAATGCAGGGGGGTGGTGTGTTGAGAGGGGCATATATATAAGATATACATACAGGGGGGTGGGTGGTGGTACTGGGGTCTAAAAAGGGCTTTCAACCATTCTGTCCTATCTCGTTGGCTGGCAATGCCTCCTCAGTAATCTGATTAGATACGCTATGATGGATGGGTTTGGTAAGTAGTTGTGGTTGGTGTTGGTTGTCAATCGTCGTGGTCTGAATATCCAACGCATTCTCCACCTTCCTGGCCTCAGCCAACCTGGAGCAGATATCTGGTGAGACATCCAACACAATGTTAGAAGTGGTTGATCCTGTTACTCTTAGCTCTGACTTAGCAGAGAAGTGCTGGGGCTTTACCCTCTCGAGGAGCCACTGGGCAGACTGAGGGGAAACCTCAGCGTGTCGCTTCAGTCTCTGCAGGTTATCCAAAACAAACTTCTCCTGGCTGGCTTTCAGAGCCTCATCGAACTGGGGATTCTCCCTCCTAAGTTCTGCGAACTTCTCAAAGCTGATCCTGGCACAGGTTGCGATGCTCGTGATCGGCATCCCCAGCCGAGCCATCTCCAGAATCTCTGCCACCATCTTGGGGCTGATATCTTTCAGGTGATACTTCGGCCTGCCAATCTTCTTCGGCTTTGGGTGATTCTCGGGGATCGGCACGACCTCGATCCCATTCGCCGTCAGCTCAGTCTGTAGCTTGTCAGCTGGACTGGGTTCTGGTTTTCGCCTCATTCGCCTTTTCGGCATCTGGGACTCATTAGCAGAAGTTGTTGGCGACATCAAACACTTTGCAGTTGACTGCAGTCCTTCCCGATATTATTTTGAGAAACAGCAGTCAGTTTTCAGTCCTCCAGTTGGATGTCAGAGGGTTTATCCCGCCAAGCTGGTAGAGATTTTAACTCGAAGCCCCTCGAATCGACCGACTGGGGCTATAAAAAATGTGCCGTGGGAACCAGCACCAGAGGCTGGCACGAGGGTTGGAAACCCGAGCGTGAAACAATCCCACCGATGCCCGAAGGAACTCCCAGCAGGGATCAATCCCAGAGCGTGATGGCCTCTCCCTTTTTGGGGGAGGCCGTGCGTTCCCTCGGGACACAACCCGCAAGGGATCGTGATCCCAGAGGTAAACCTATTAGTTTTCCTTAACATCCTTATTAGTTTGACTGCATTCGTCTGCAAGGCAGTTGACTGAATCTATCCCCCGATGCATAGTGGTGAAGTGCGAGGCAATCCCACTCGGGAAAACCCAACACAAACAAAACAAAATAGGAGGAACAGACAGGTGAACAAAAGACTGAACATCGGACACACGGAACTCAACAAGGTGGCCGTCCTGACCGATCTTTCCATCTCCCGCTACATCGGGGGAAAGCAGGATCGCAAGGCGACCCAGGAAGTTGAGTCGAACCACAGCATCCAGTCGGGCGAGGGTGGCAGGTTTGTCAAAGCCCTTATCCGACCCGAGTCCCTCAAGCCCATCAATCGGGTTGCCTACCACATTCGGGAGAACTTCTACCGCCATACCCTGCCCTTCAGGGGTGAATGCAGAATCCTCCCGACCAAGCTGGTGTCCAGGTTCTCGGAAACCCACAGGAAGCTGGTCAAGGACTTTGACAGGCTGGCTGACGAGTTGGCCAAAAACTTCGACGGCTTGGTCGACGAGGCCAAGGGCAGACTCAACGGCCTTTTCAACCCTGACGACTACCCCGCAACCTCCCAGGAGTTTCGGGACAAGTTCGGGGTGGAGCTGGCCAAGTTGCCCTTCGCCAGGACGACCGACCTGTCCTCCCCAGAGGATCAGGAAAGAGCCAGGCAGCTGGTCGCTGGTGCGATCACCAACGCCCACCACGACCTGCTCTCCCGAGTGGTCGAGGTGGTCGACAAGTTCCAGGCCGTCCTGTCTGACCCAGAGGCCATCTTTCGGGATCAGACCATTCATCGGGTGGGTGAGGTCATCGAGGAGGCTCGGGATCTGAACTTCTCGGGAGACCCCCAGATTGACTCCTCCCTGGCTGAGGCTGGCCAAAGGCTCAAGGAGTTCTCCGACCCCGACACCCTTCGGGAAAACAGGTCGGCAAGGGATCAGGCAACCTCAACCGCTCGGGCTGTCCTGGGTGACCTCAAGTCCCTGGCCTCAGCCTTCTCGGGATCAACTGCAAAGCAGGGGGTTGCATAACAATGACACAGGAACAACTGGCAACCATCGAGCTGGTCGTAAGGATCACCCTGCCCCTGGGACTGGTCGGACTCTTCATCGGAGCCTGGCTGGTTCTCTCGGGCGAATAACAAAAGAAAGGAACCAGAACCCAATGAACAGAAAAAACAGGATCAAACATTACTACGCAACCATCCAAGAACAGAACGGAGAGCGGGAATATCTGCACCACTATCTGTTTAAGACCTCGGAATGCCCCGACAAATACAACGACACCACGGCAAGGACTTGGAGGGGTGACGAGAACAACGAATATGACAAGGACTCCAAGGGATATTGGGTGGACGACTGCATCATCAGCCCCAAGACCACCCGACAGATACCAGAGAGCCACTTCAAGATTCTGAGGAAATATCTTGCCGTTCTTTAACAGAAAGAAAGGAACAGAAGATGAACAACAAAACAAAAGTGGATACCCATATCAATCGGGTGAGGCTCGGGAACCTTTCCAAGGATCTCGAGTCCTCCTTCACGGCGGGGGTCTCGGTTCTCCTGGTCGGCAGACCTGGAGTCGGGAAGACCGCCATCGTTCGGGATGCCTGGGCGAAGGTTGCCCAGAAGATCGGGGGTGACCCCGAGGTGGTGGTCGATACCCCCGCCTGTTCCGATCCAACGGACTACAAGGGTCTTCCCTGCATCGTTGAGGGAAAGGCCGTGTTTGATCCCATCGGACTCCTCAGGAAGCTACTCAAGGCAGAGGTTCCCACCCTCTTCTTCTTGGACGACCTGGGTCAGGCATCCGAGTCGATCCAGAAGGCTCTCCAGCACATCATCTGGGCGAGGGAGGTCGAGGGCAAAAAGATCCCCGACTGCGTCCGCTTCGTCGGTGCGACCAACTCGAGGACGGATCGGGCGGGGGTCTGCAACCTGATCTCCCCCCTGGTCAGCCGTTTCGATGCGGTCATCCACGCTGAGGCAGACCTGGATCATTGGACTGGCTGGGCGGCTGGGGCTGGGATCGATCCCCGCATCCTGTCCTTCCTGCAGTTCAAGCCTGACTGCTTCTCCCAGGAGCCTGGTCAGGACTTTGCGACCAAGTTCGGTTGCCCTCGGGCATACGAGGCGGTCAGCAAGTTGCTTGGTCAGGGTCTGTCCTCACCAGCCTGGCTGACTGGGGCTTTGGGTTCGGCAGGGGTCGACCTTCACGGATTCATCTCCGTTTATGAGGGACTGGCCGACCTGCCTGACAAGATCCTGGCCAACCCCAAGACGGCCAAGGTTCCAGACATCAAGAAGGAACCTGAGGTTCTGTGGGCACTCCTGGGAGCCTTGGTCTCAAGACTCAAGACCCCCAAACACGCCGACAGCTTCTTCGCCTACCTGCCCCGCCTTCCCCAGGCGTTCGAGGTGTTCGGGGTCAAGCTGTTCGACAAGCTGTGCCCGAAGCTGACCAGCACCCAGGCGTTCACCGATTGGACAATCCATCGTGCCCACCTGGTGGGGCTGAAATAAGGAGGGGCAAACAATGAACAAGGCACAAAAGAAAATCGATGATGCGGTGACCGACCTCGTGTTGGATCACACCTTCTTCGGAACGCTGGCCGTGTCCGCCCCGACCTACCTGGACAGGGACTGCCCGACAGCGTGCACGGACGGAACCTCGATCCGATTCGGGATCGACTTCGTCAGCTCGCTTAAGCAGGCGGAGGTCACTGGCCTGACAGCACACGAGGTGTTGCACATCGCACTCCTCCACGCTTTCAGGCGGGGATCCAGGGATCCAGTCCTATGGAACATCGCCTGCGACTACGTGATCAACCTGATCCTCAAGGACGCTGGGTTTACCCTCCCCGAAGGAGGTCTGGTGGACGAGCAGTACAGGGATCTGTCCGAGGAGGAGGTCTACGCCCGACTCCAGTCCAAGTCCAAGAAGGTGAAGCCCCAGGGCTGGGGTCAGGTCGAGGATCCCAAGGATCACAACGGCAAACCCCTGTCCTCCCAGGAGATCGAGATCCTGGCCAGGGACATCCAGGCGAAGGTCTCCAGGGCACAAGCTGTCGCCAAGTTGGCTGGGACAATCCCAGGAGACCTGGACAGGCTCATCACGGCATCGAGGGAGCCAGCCGTGGAGTGGTTTGAGCTGATCCGAAAACACCTGACCGAGGTGGCCAAGGATGACTGGAGCTGGCGAAGACCCTCACGGAGGTCTCCCAGGGGGATCATCCTCCCCAGCCTGGACAATCAGAACAGGGGACTGGTCGCAGTCACCATCGACCTGTCTGGATCCATCTCCCAATCCCAGGGAGAGCAGGCACTGGCCGAGGCCTTGTCCGTCTGCCAGTCCCTCAACCTGACCCTGGTAATCGGCAGTTGCGACACCCGCCACTACGGATTCCAGGAGTACCAGGTCGGGGATCCGTTCCCCAACCTCAGGGGCGGGGGCGGGACTGACTTCGACCACGCTTCCGAGGTTCTCCAGGAGTTCATCGATGAGGGCAGCGATGTGAAGTGCCACATCTTCCTGACTGACGGAGATACCTGCAGTTGGGGCGAGGAGATTGTGCCCACGATCTGGGGGATCCATTCGACCAGGTCGGACATCAACCCCCCATTCGGGGTCAAGGTGGAGATTCCCCAGGAGGTGACAGCGTGAAGACCAAGGTGGAAAAACTGGCCGAGCTGGATATCGAGCGGAGCGTGGATGCCAGGTCTGACTTTGAGGCAGGCCTGAAGAAGCCTGACCTGGACTTCCTCAGG